TCGACAATGCTGCCCAGTACACCTCTGGTCTGCTCCATTTATCTTGCTGATTACCTTGCAATCTGATTCGCATTTGTTCGCATGCTTCAGCCCATTCTGTGCGATTGTCGATGGGCGGTCGGCACGCCAACTTAAATTCGTCGCAGCTTGGTGGGTAAGTGAATTGCTTTACAAGCCCGCGTTTAATTTCGTCTGGCGAATACCCAGCAAGCTCCTCCGCCCATACTTTTTTGGCGTTCTCTATTCCAACATCATCACCTGAAGCATTTAGATTTCCAGCACGGTACTTGTCTAAAAATTGGTTTCCAAAACGCCCATGCAGCCTCATGAAAATACGCTCTGCCCATGCTTGAGGAATAGGGTTAAATTCTTGTAAATTCTGCGTCAATGGCATGTTCATTTTGATTACCCCCGTTCAAGTGTCCTAGATGCTCATCTTTGAAGATTGACCGCGCTGCCGCTTGTCTTCCAGCTTCTTTGGAATTTGCTGGTGATTCCCTGCTTGATGGTTGTCGCTGCATGGTTGGTAACCCATCCTCCCAAAGTTTCCCATTGAGATAGGTCATCGGCGCAGGCTCATAACCAGAAATCCATTTTTCTGTTTCTTTCAAGGCGGCAATATGCGAAATAATTTTTTCTGCGATAGAATCTAAATTCTTAGATTTCCAGTGAGACAAGCATTTCGCTTTTTGGGTTTTGCGATCTGTTGAAGGCCAGATATTCCAAAATTCGTTAAAGCGTAAACAAGTCCGTTCGTTAGAATCGGACGATATATTATTATATGCTTTATCTGTATCTGTATCTGTATCTGTATCTGTATCTGGCGTTCGTTTGCGTTCGCATTGCGTTAGGTTGCGTTCGGTTGCGTTCGGTTTTTCTGGAATTGACGATTTTTTAGCCTCTCTCCATGCTTTTGCCCGATGTGCTCCACCATCTTCACGCTCAACCTGTCTTTTAGACCAGCCAGAAAGTTTATCCCCATCCAAAACTCGACCTTGCATAGCGGTAAGAATTAAATCTACCTGATCACATTCCAAATCAAGTGCGCTCGCAATGTCTTCGTTACACACGTTTTGCGTTCGCCCGCGTTCGGTTGCGTTCGATGCGTTTACTAGCAGGTGCAGATAAACCGAAATTACCGCAGGGATGGATTGTTTTGAGACGCGAGAAATAGTTCTCCACTTCGGGTCATTCGGCATGTCGTGCCATAGTCGCAACCAGGATGTAGCCATTACTCATACTCCCTTCATCGCAGCCATTTCAGCCATTACTTCTTTGTAAATTTTCGGCTTTCGATACCGAATCAACTCCAGGCAGTCGGCAGGAATTGAGTTCCGTCGCCACTGACTGACTACAGATAGTGATTTATTCATAATCTTGGCGGTAGCATTAGTACCACCAATTCGATCAATCATTTTGTTAGCTAGTATATCCACGATCTTTAATTTCCTTTAGTTAAGTTACTATAATATCGTAACCTTTGCGTTTATAAATATCAATAAAATTATTTAATTTTTTTAGCAAAAAAGAATTGCTTATTTAATTTGTTTAACATATCATTCATCAACGGTTACAAATTTCAACGAGTTAAAAGGAGTGTCAAAATGTACAAAGGTAAATATGGAATAACACAACAAAGCGGCAAGTATAGCGGCAATGATTTCCAGCCAGAACCAGAGAATACTCCGTTATTCCGAGTGATATTCTGGTCGCTGGTTGCAAGTGTAATTATTGGTTGGCTGTTCGGGTGGCTGGTATGAATAACGCAGAGTGGTTAACAAAAAGGATTACAGAGTTAATGGCAGGACGTTACCGTTGGAACGGCGTAGATAACCTGCGCTACTGGCTGGAAAGCCTGGACGCGGATGAGTCTGAAATTGTGGAAGATCATATTAAAAATATGAATTTTGGAGCGCTTAAACAGCAAATTTTCAGCTACGCATGGACTGCCGCATACGATGCAGCAATTTATGAGTATGAGCATTTGGAGGAATTGAAAAAACATGAGCAAGATAAATGACTATGTAATACAGCAACAAGATAAAGCGATTATTTTAACTATTATTTATGGGGTGGATCGATGAGCAATACACAAGTGATTAAAAAAGAGAATTTGCCAGCAATGGCAATTGACGAAACTGAACTAATGAATGTTTTGCGAAACTCGCTTTACCCAGGGGCGCAGGACGAATCTATCAAGCTGGTAATAAGTTATTGCAAAGCGTCGGGACTTGATCCAATGCAAAAGCCTGTCCATATCGTTCCAATGTACACATCAACAGGCAAGAAAGATGCAAAAGGCTATGACATTAAAGCGATGCGCGATGTAGTAATGCCAGGTATAGGATTATATCGCACTCAGGCTGCGCGATCAGGGCAATACGCTGGCGTTAGCGAGCCAGAGTTTGGAGATGATGTCACAGAAGGTTTAGGCGATGCAAAAATTACATATCCAAAATGGTGCAAAGTAATAGTAAAGCGCCAGATGGAAAACGGAACGATTGTTGAATTTGCAGCAAAGGAAATATGGAAGGAAAACTACGCAACAAAAGGCAGGGATAGCGAAACTCCTAATTCAATGTGGCTTAAACGTCCTTATGGTCAAATTGCAAAGTGCGCAGAAGCACAGGCATTGCGCAAAGCCTTTCCTGAGTTCGGCTCTCAGCCTACCGCTGATGAAATGGAGGGTAAAACCTATGATGAAGGTGCGCCTACTTATGTGAATACAAAAGTAACTCCAGCCAGCGCAGCAGCATTAAGCGTTGCAGATGGTTATGACGATTATGAGATTGATCAATTGCCATTTCTTGAAGCGGCCGCAAAAAACGGAAGTAAGGAGCTTGAATCAGCTTTTAAGTCATTGGATAAGTCACAACACAAAGCTGCGTTATGGACAAAGCATAGCGTGGTGCTAAAAGAAATAGCAGCATCGGCAGATTTTGTAATAGATATTGAAAAAGTAGAGGAGATGAAATGAATCCAATATCGAAGATTGAGCAGCGCACGCCTGAGTGGTTTGAGTGCCGCTTGGGTAAGGTAACAGCAAGCAAGACAAATGATGTAATGGCTATTCTAAAATCAGGTGGTGAAGCGGCGACACGTAAGAATTATCGCGCCCAACTTGTATGTGAACGACTAACTGGTACAAAGCAAGATACGTTTATCAATGCAGCAATGCAATGGGGAACAGATGCAGAGCCGTTAGCCAGATCAGCGTATGAGTCTTATACGGGGGATATTGTTAATGAGTTAGGATTCATTGACCATCCGTATATAAATATGTCTGGCGCGTCACCTGATGGGCTGGTTGGTGAAGATGGAATGATTGAGATTAAATGTCCTAACACATCGACTCACATGGAATGGCTAATTTCAGGAGTTGTACCTCCTGAACATCATAACCAGATGTTATGGCAAATGGCTTGCGCTGGTAGAAAATGGTGCGACTTTGTAAGCTTTGATCCACGCATGCCGACTGATCTACAGTTAATGATAGTTCGCCTAAATCGCGACGATGATAGGATAGAGTTGATTACTCAGTCTGTTATTAAATTCTTGTCTGAGGTAGACGATATGATTAACAAGTTAACGAAATTACAAAAATCAGCAGAACCAAAGGAATAATCATGGCCTCAGTAAATAAAGTGATTCTGGTCGGAAACATCTGCAAAGACCCAGAGATTCGTTACATTCCTAGCGGTGACGCTATGGTTAATTTGACCTTAGCCACTACCGATACTTGGAAAGATAAGAAGGGCGAGAAGCAGGAACGTACAGAATGGCATCGTATTTCCATATTTGGCAAGCTCGCTGAAATCGCAGGCCAATATCTGAAAAAAGGTTATCAAGTGTATTTTGAAGGCAGCTTGAAAACACGAAAATGGACTAACAAGGAAGGTCACGACCAGTACACTACTGAAATTATTGCTGACAAAATGCAGATGTTAGGCGGTAAACATCAGGGTGAACAATCCGAAAAGAAACAATATGAAGAGCAATCAGCGCATATACCAAGCGTTCCAAGTTTTGAAGATATGGATGACGACCCAATCCCTTTTTGATATATAACCATGGCGCATCTACGTGGTGCGCTGCTAGGAGATGAAAATGATATTTAGTGAGTGGTGGGAAGAAATTGGAAGCAGCATAGTTCCAAAAAATGATGAAGATCATGAAGAACATGCACGAGTAGTTTCAAGGATGTCATGGGACGCGTGTGTTGAAGAATGTGCGAAAATTTGCGATAAGCAAGATGGAATGCATGACACAGTTTATTCTTTTGCCATAAGAAGTGGATTATGAAAGACTACAGTGAAATCATGCAAGACTTGCCACGGGTTCAACGTGAGCGCGAAGATGCTTTGCGGAGTGAGGATTGGCAAAAAGCGATTAAGTTAACTATTGAAATCGGAGAAATTAACTATGAGTTAAGACTATGGATTATCAAGAAAAAATTTATGGAGTTACACAAATGAATTACGAGTTTGATTTATAACTGTTTTACCAGATTTGTCTGGATGATGATTAGAAATGTGTGATTGACGCAACTATCAATAATTTTGATACTGATAGTTGCTTGTGTAGTCAGATATGTAAATTAAATTTTTATGAGGTGATTAAATGAATAATGAATTTAACTTAGAACGCGCCATAGCTGGTGAAACGATTGAAACAGTATCTGGAACACCAGTGGAGTTTATCGCGTATAGACCAACATTGAAAGAAAGTAAACAAGTCATAGTACAAGCACTAGACCAAATATTAACGTATGACGTAAACGGGAGATACTATATGTCAGCAGAACACCCAAATGACCTTCGCATGAAACCAAAGCTAAAACAGATTGACTGGAGAAAGATGCCAGTTGATACAGTTATTACACTGGATCTTTGCGCAGGAAGAGTGGAACGCTATTTCCATTCTTTTAGTAATTGGATGGTACGTTATTACTACTTCGGTGCGACCTCTAAAACTGTGGACAGCAACCTAGACATACTCGCAATTAGCCCAAGTAACGTGCATATCTCACCAGACCAACCCTGGACAGTATGGCTAGGCGGGGATTGCCCCATTCCAGATGGACTTGAGTATGAGGTGATTACTCGTGGAGGTGCAGCACCACTGGTTAATCGTGGATGTTACCAAGTTACATTATGGCCTCATACGCAGAATGGGGTTCATTCAATGTCAGAAATCATTGCCTACCGATTAACTGGCAAGGTATTGGACGGGTATTCATTATGAGCAAGATTACAAAATATATGGTTACAGGTCTTGGTATCGATCTTGCTAACAACTCAATTATCGCAGGTTATGCCGAAGTTACAGATTGCGAACAACCTATTTGCATGTGGAGTGACGTTGAACCAATAGTGCAGCGCAACAAAGAGCTTGAAACCGAGCTTGCGCGACTACGTGAGCAGAAGCCGATAGAATGTCTAGGGGGAAATTATAAAGCTACTGATGGCGTAGGGCATTCCGTGGAGTGCATTTCCGAGCATGGAAAAACCCTCTGTTATGACCCGATGGATACCCCCGGGAATAGAAACCCTGAATTTAGATATGCTGGGTATAAGG